ATTGTCATTTTTCTCTCGCTTGAGGTTTCGATTACGCTTGTAATCTATAATAATATTATATTACTTATTTATAAATGAATATTAAATAAACTATATATAATTAGAGTTTTGACTTGATTGAACTCTCTATTTTAGCTACTACTTCATTTTTAACTCTATCTGCACTATTGGAAAAATGTCTTCTTGCAGGTATTCTTGAAGTTCCAAATTCTAAAAAGCTATTATGAATTAAGACACCTCCTGCAATATATGAATTTTCATCTTGGACAGAAATATCGTATAATTTAGGTAATGATGATTTTCCTTTTCTAATTAATTCTATTCTTTCTATTTTTAAAGGATGAATAGGTTTAAAAACATTCAAATTTATATCAGGAAATTCACAATCTAATTTATTATATTTACCATGACATGAAGGGCATAGTGTTATTAAATTATCTAAATTACTATTCATTTTATTAAAATCTTTATGATGAACTATTAAATATTTTACTTGATTTCTACATCTGCCACAATCTTGACATATATAATTATCTCTTTTTTTAACTATATCTTTTAATAAATTATTAAATCTCCAATCATATGGTAATTTAGAACTTCCATTTTTCCATTGAGGATTATATTGACCTATATGTTTTTGTCTTTGTTCAAATGTTAAATTCCATTTTTTACCTTTACTAAAATCATGTTTTCCAAATTTGTGTCTACATTCCTTACTGCAATAAAAATTTTCAAATTTATTTATATTTCTATTAATATAATTTTCTGTTCTTTCAAACTCTTTTCCGCATTTACATATCAATTTAATTCTTTTAGATTTATTTATATTGTAGTTATGTACTCTTTTTTTAAATATATAATCATTTAAATTAATATCTTTAGCTTTTATCCATTGTAATTCTTCATTTCTTAAACATAATATTAAATGATTTTCTGTAACAAATAAAGGATTTCTCATATTATCAATTTTAATTTTTATTCCTACTATTTTATTTCTATTAAAATTTCTTCTACTTAATATATTATTTATTTTATGAGAAAATCCATCCTTAGACAAAATATAATTATATTTATAATTACCTATTCTTCCTGAAGTTCTATTTATAGGTTCGTATATTGATTGTCCTGCTCCTATTAAACAGGCATGTTCAACATCGCTAAATACTGTTACATCTCTTGTAGCAGTTGTTGCAATATTTACTGATTCTAAGAATGCTCCAGTATCTACTGAACGAGGTTCTGCTCTTTGACCTGCAATAGATGCTCTTACTTCATCAGCTAATACTTCTGCGCCTTGTAATGCACCATCAGTTATTCCTTTTTCTATATTTCTTTTTTTAGAACTAATGAACTTTAAAACTCCAGGAAGTCCTTCCATTCTAATTGTTACTGCCATTAGAATATACTTCCATTTAAAGTTTGTCGTATATAATATTTTTGATAAACTGTTTGACCATTAACATCCCAATTATGAACTCCTTCAGGAATTATAGTATATCTTTCTGAACCTATACCTATTAATATATTACCACTTATATTAACTGAACCTGTATAAAGAATCTTATCATCAGTAAGTAATTTACCATTTTCCATTAACATAGCTTCACTACTTCCTTGAGTCCCTCTTAACGGAAATATTAGTCCACTAACTACTTGACTTCCAGTTAATGTTTGAACTATTGAATCATCATAACTTGATGAACCTATTGTAAAAGAAATAATATTAACTTGAGTAGATATTCCTCCAGCTTTCATTAATAAATTCATTCCATCGTTTAATATAGAATTAATATTCATTAATAACTTGCTCCTAAAACTCTTTTCATTCTTACTGTTCTCTGTAACTCTTTTAGTCTTAATATTGCTTCTTCTTTTAATTGTTTTGCAATTGCACTGTTAGAACTTTGTCCCCCTGCAATAGATAATTCTCCAAGACTTACGTTATTAATTCCACCTTGCTGAGTATCAATTGAAAGTAGAATATCTGCTTGTGCTAATTTTATAATTGATGGTTGATACTTTTCAGGAATTGCTGAACTATCTATTGTATCTGTTGTATAAAGTTCTACAAAATTAATTTCTTGTTCTACTATATTAGAAAAAGTAGTTCCACTTACTGAAGTCGGTATATTAGACCACCCAATAATTCCTGCTATAAAATCTACCACTGAACCTGTATTCCAAATTCCACTTGTCATTATATATAATATATATTAAAACCAGCACCTGATTTATTAACTCCTACTCCTCCTTTTAATTGATAAACATCCATTAAAGGAATTTCAGCATAACTTAAACCAGATTGATTTGAATTATCTGTTCCTTTTGTAGTTGCTCTTATATATGTTGTTCCACTCGAAGAGATATTTCCTGTTGCTGTTCCACTTGCAATAGACCAAATAACTTCTCCTGTTCCTGAAGTTACTAATAATAAACTTCCAGTAGCAGTATAATTATTAGCCATTATTTGAACACTTTGTAATAGACCATTTAAAGGCCACGCAGTGTATACACTAATAGCGTCTCCTACTAAGTCGTCAGAACTAAATCTGTACGCTTTCACCCTATTTTCCCTAACCATTTTTTACCTCCTTATCGATATTTAATTATATCTTGCACTTCGGCGTTATAAAAAATTTTATAATCCTATTGCTTGCCAATAAAATGTATCAGATGCTGTTGGCCCTTCTACATAAAAGCTTCCTGTATTAACACTACCTAATACAACAAATAATGCTTTATCTGCTGTTTTTGTATCTTGTGTTACAATGCTTTTAGGAGTACCTGCGAATGCTGTTGGGAATACTACCCAAAGATTTGAACCTGCACTTAATGTGTTTGAACCAGCTACTAATTTCATTCCATATGTATATGGACTTCCAGCAGCAATTGAATGAACTAATCCTTCGCTATCTACTCTAATTGATGTACCACTAATTGTAGTAGCATCTACTGTTGTAGCATTCAATAATGCTGTATTAGCTGATGTAGTTGCATAAATATAGTTTCCACTAACAATTTCTGTTAGAGTAACTTCTTGGTTAACTTCTTCGAATCCCATTCCATCTACTAAATTTGTCATTTTGTATTTTTGTATTTATTTAATTGCGAATATATTTTTACAAATATATGTTTTTCTTCTTCTTTTATTTAAAATTAATAAAAATAATAATAAATCTACTATATAATTAGAATAATTATGTAGTAGTTGTCTTTGAGACTGCTTGAGTTCTGATTATTTGCACTGCAATTCTTTGTGTAATTACAGCTGCAGACATATCGTTATTTGGTAAATCAAAGTTTTCAATACTAATTGGTCTCTTTTCTACAATGTAATAAGCTTGACTTTTGTCGAAGACATAAGCATACTTACTATAAGTTGTACTTGGAGCTGCGTTAGTTGAAAATCTCATTACATCCAAACCGTAGATTCTTCCTACGAAACCAGTTTCTAACATTTGTCTTGAGCCAAGTTTATCAGCTTCAACGAATGTATCTATATTTCTAAGGTCGTGTAGAACTTCATTACCTACCAACATTGTTGATGGTGAGTAATCTTTATCTTCAAGGTCTAACATCATTTTTGTAATGTCAGAAATTGTAAATGCAGCTCCTCCAGTATTAGTTGTTGCTGCTGAATCTAATTGTAGTAAAACTAAATTAGTTTCATTTTCAGCAAATCTCTTACCAGCAGTTGCTATATTTCTTTGAAGTAAGTTCCATTTAGCATCTTCCAACATTTCTCTTGTGATTCTAACACCAACACCATATTTCTTGGGTTTGATATTAACGCTATCATAAGTTTGTTGGTCGATAGTTATATCTGCACCTTCAGCAATTTCTCTAACATCTAATGTGTTAGGGTCTTCTCTGTCAATGTCCAAACTTGACCCTGGTATTCCAGATGGTCCAATAACAACAGCTGCTTCACTTCTTGGAATAAGTCTTTTTTCTACTTCAGATATTAATGTATCGTAAATTTTCTTTACAATTAATAATGACCCTTCAGTAGCGATATCTGTATTTAATAATTCAGTAACATATTTTAAATTTGTCATTTTATATACCTAAATTAATTACAGCGAATCCTCCGCTTGCGCCTGCAGTATAAGCTTTACCGAATAAATTTCCTACCATTCCAACTGCATATAATGCACTTGGTATAGAAGTTGAACCTATTGATTGAACTGTATCTGTACTTGGAACAACTTCAACAATTCTACCTGCTAAAACTGAACCTCCACAAGGTAATAAGAATACTCCATCAACTGCAACAGCTAATGCTGCTCCAGATGCTACTGTATTCAAAGCTACTCCAACAGCATTTGATGCATCATCACAAACATAAAATTTGATATCTGAATTAACATACGATGCTGTTCCTGAAGTTACTACTCCTTCTGCTCCTGAAACTCCTACGATTTGTCCACCAGAAATGACTTCTCTTGCTTCTCCTGTTAAGTATTTAGGATTACCCCAATCACTAATTTGTTGAAAACCTAATGGGTTTAATGTCATTTTAGTAATACTTAAAGAAAGCAACTCCTCTTCCATTAACATCTTCAGTAGTTACTACGTAACCACCAAAAGTTTCGTTAGTTTTAGAGATAACTTCTTGAGATTTAGGCATTGCTTTTGTTTTAACTTTTTCTGTTTCTAATTCTTCATCTTCATCTTCATCTTTTTCAGATTTAGGTTCAGGAAGTTCATTAACCATTTCTATTGCCATTTGGATTGTTTCCATACTTGCATTAGAAAAATCTTTTAAAGTTAATCCTTTAGCATTTGCTTTTTCTTTATAAGTTTTAATAGCATCTAATTTTCTTGCGTCTTCAAGTGCTAATTTTTCTTTTTCTAAAGATAAGGTCTTTTCTTTCATTGCTTCTAATTCTTCTTTCATTATTTTTAATTCAGCAGAATTATCTACAATAGCAGACTCTTTTGAGTTTTTTTCGCTTTCCATATTTTCCTCCTTTTTATTTATATAATCATCTTTTGATGAGTGTGAAATACTTTTCTGTTCTTTATCATAATCTGTTATCATTTTTTTAATTTCTTCTTCATTATAATTTTCTTCAGCTGTTATAGAAGTTCCTATAACTCCTGGTACTGGTGTAGTTGACATTTCTAAAGCTTCCATATCTATTGGAATAATAATATTTTCATCTTCTTTATCTTTTACTAATCTTTTACTAAATGCCCCTATAGAAACCTCACTAATTCTTCCATCTTTAATTCTTTCAATATCTTCTTTCCCTTTAATCCATCCTTTATATTTGACAGCATTACCGTTATCTATACTTTCAGCGTGAGTAATTTTTCCTATAACATTTTCAGTTTTTCCCTCATGGTCTCTAAGTATAGGTCTTCCAATTAAAGTAGGTGCAAATTTATTTAATTCATTAGCAAGATATTTTCTATTATTTCTACTTAATCCTGCCCTAACTGCTATTCCAGAAATATTTATTTTATCCATAATTATTCTTCTATAATATCAATGCTTCCTTCGATAACAAATCTAACGTTTTCCTTTAGAATTTCTCTACCTTCTTCATCGTATTTTTTTTCTTTTATATTTTCATCCATTTTAACATCATCTATGTTTTCTCGAGTTTTCTTACCAGCTTTTTTAAATGCAGAAGTACATATAGCAAAGGCGCTATTTTTATCTTTACCTTGCTTCATTACTTGCATTACACATCTATCAAATTCTTGAGGCATTTTATTATAAAATATTATTATATTATTTTATTTATAAATCAATATTAAAAATACTATATAGTAACATATTTTTTATTATTTAGTTACTTCTTTTTCTCTTTTTGATATTTCTGTATTTACTAATATAAGTTCTTGATTTATTGTTTGTTGTTCTACTAATAAATCATAAACTATAACTTTCAATTCATCTAAAGTTTTGTTTGATAAATCTGTTTCCATTTTTAACCTCCTTTTATTGATATAATAGCATATAAAATTGACTACCATTCATTATGATAGGCATATAACTCCCAGTAGTTGATTTACTTGCTCCTGCTGTTGTAATATCTATTTCAATACCACTTGCCATACTTGATGTCCCTGATACATGTAATGATGTTGCTGGTGTATTTGTTCCAATCCCTACTCTACCATCATTCAAAATAGTTATTGCTTGTGTAGAAGAAGAAGTTCCTAAGTATAAAGGTGAACTTCCATAAGAACGAACTAATCCACCTGTCCCAGTAGAACCATCTGCCCAATAACCCAAAGCAACACCTGTTGAATCGTCATCTGCTCCAAATGTTGAAACAAATCTTTCTCCAGAAGTATAAGAATCCCAATTAACCTGTAATTTTCTTATAGGATTTGTTGTTCCAATTCCTACATTACCACCTGCTTGGAAAGTCATTCTGGTTAAAACCCCTGTTTCAACAATCGCTAAATCATTTGTAGCTGAACTAATTCTCCATTTTTTATTTGAACTTGCAGTATTTTCAAAAGAAAGGGCAGGTGTTGAAGCCGTTAATTCTAATTTTTCGTCAGGACTTGTTGTTCCAATTCCTACATTTCCTGTAATTTCATTTATATTTATTATATTTTTTAATACTGCTGCTATTATTTCATTCTGTAATATATTTATATTTGTTAAAAATTCAGAAAGATTTAAACACATTAATACCAACTCCCTATACTTATTAAATTATTATTACTATATTTTAAAACTTGAACATAACTTCCTACTCCAATATATTGAACAATACTTCCTATTCTGCTCCCCACAACACCTGTAGATGTTCCAGAACTCAAATAAACAAAACTATAATAAGGATTATTTAAATTTGTAGCAATAGGTAAACTATCCGATAATCTTATATTATCTCCACTTTGTATGTAAATACTATCAACACTCGCACTTACACTTCCAATTATTAAAGTTCCTGAATATTGAACCCAAGGCATACCACTAATTGCTACGTTTTGTACTGGATATGAACCGATAGTAGTAGGATTATTAACATCTACATTAATATTTCCACTCGAATTTATTATTAATCCGTATTGTGTTCCCGAAGCAGATAATATTTGTTCAGGCATTTAACACCACCTAATTACAATTTTAATTTGAGTTTCAAAATTTCCGTCTATTGTAATTTTTAATTCATCATTTAATAACCAATTAGCAGTTGAATTTTGTGATTTTTCTCCATTAGAGTAAGTTACATCATTTCTTAATGCTAAACATTTTGTTCCTGTATAACCTTGTTTTTCATATATAATTAAATTAGGATAATCTTCTAAATTAATTTTTATATTAACTAATTCATTACAACTAATTATAATACTATCTAATTCTCCTTGTATTTTTTCAGTAATATATTCTGTTTTAGCTTTAATTCCAGTATTCATCAATATAGTCAATTCATTAAATTTTTTACCTTTCCAAATTTCTTTAATACTTTCATCTATATATTTCAATTCTTGTTCTTTATCAGAATCTATTGATATTTTTTCATCAACTGGTTGTAATTCTAATTCTTGTCCTTCTGGAACAACTTGTAATTTTAAATCTTCAATTTTCATTTTATATAAACTAATTTATTTCTTTGTCTTGTTGTAGTACTTCTGTTTCCTCTATCTGTAACTTCTACTACAGTTTCATCACCTACTAATTCTTGAGCTGGTGTTTTTTCTTCTGTTGATATTCCTTGTAACAAAACTTCTTGAGGACCTTTAGTTCCACTTCCTG